CGTGAACAAGCAGTTTATAATCACCAAGAACTTCAGTTGTCATATTACCTTTTACATACATTGTAGCATCACTAGCAATATGGACGTGGCTTTGGCCGCCGACGTAAACATGACTATTCTTTATAGACACATCAAATTTATCTTGATTTGATTTATATGTGACATTTCCTTTGGAGTCCATTTGAATATATGAACCCTCTTTGTGCCAAATCATAATACGCTCACTATCAGGTGTGTCATCCATTTCAATGACGTGTTTTCCTGTTTCCCATATTTTATTGTGTGGCCACTTAGCATTATATGCTGGAGCTGGTTCGTCCCAATCATCCTCTGAATTTGCTATTTTAACATTTTCTACTCTATTCATTTCTTGAGCAAGGATATATGTTTCGTCTAGGTTTTCACCCCGAAGCAATCTTGATGTGGGTGCCTGTCCCCAGCTGTCGGGATCTGCTCCCTTTGCAACTAATTCGCCATCTTTGTCTGGATACACACCCCATTTAGCAGTTTCTGGGTGGTCTGGTGGTACATCAAAACTTGTAGGTATGAGACCAAGGACCATAGGTTGTTGTGCGTCTCTGCCATCAAGGAACATTCCCCATACGAATGAATTTAATGGAGGTAAGGATATATTTGGATCATAATTGCCGGCTACACATTTTGCCCAAGGAAGAAATTTTGTAGGGACTTCATCATTACCACCATGAACACCAAAGGCGCGAACTCTCACACGAGGCTCACCTGTGTCATCTTGAGCCTCAACGACACCTATAAAGAATAAAGGATTTTTAATTCCGCCTGCTTCAAACATTATGTACTCCAGTCAAATTTAGTTACCGACAGTCTAGTGGAAAGAATATTGTCCTCTATGGAGTGGAGTGTTTCCTTTACCAAATATTTTCCAGATAACTGTTCATGTTGATGTTTTTGAGTTCCGCTTAATGCAGATAAATCTGGCATAGTGATATTAACTACCTTTCCAGGTTTTATATCCAATCTACCTTTTAATTCCAGTGTAAGAGGGGTTCTGTTTAAGTGATGGTTATATGCTACTCGATTTGAAACTATTTCAGAAAAATGTTGTTCATTTTTTACTATGATACTGGCATTCGGCTGAGTTCCGTAATCTCGTACTACCATAAAAGTTCTTTCACTATCTCGGTCAAAATTATCTTTTATAAATGGTAGCGAATGAACATCGTCCTCTATTATAGATTTTTTATCGGCATTCATATTTAAAAAATTACCGATTTCTTCATAATTAAATCTCTGATTTAAAACACGCTTTCTATTAATATCAACCTCAATAACATTATTTCTATATCCACCAGAATAAAAATCTGCTGATGTATCCACTCTGGATGGATAACTTAATTTTTCAATGGTTTGAATTTGAGACTCCGTTTGTGTGCCAACATTGGATCCATATGGATTAAAGACTAAATCAATTATTCCAGATTCGGTTTTATCCTCATTTAAATTTGCAAATTCAATTAACCACTCATCAGTTACAAAATAATATCCATCAACCGTTTCAAAAAATCTAAACGTACAAGATGGTGATCTTGAACTGAAAGATTCTCTTGCAAGAAAATTCATCGTCTGCGCAGGGTTATAATTAGGAATAACCAACCGCTTTACACCTTCAGTGCGTTGTAGGTAAAAATGTCTTTCTGATTCCGATTTCAAATCATATCGGGCAGATCTAGGTGGTACTTTTTCTCCATCCTTACCACTACTATAATTTGCACCATCATTTAATCCACCAAAATATTCTTCAAAAACTCTTTTTGCTGCTGTTGATGCAAATACGTCATAGAATGGTTTTACCACTCTTTTACCGATTGTTTTAAATGATGAAGTTGATGTAAAATGCATTGCAAATGTTTTACCATCAAGACTTGCTGTAGGTGTTATTCCATCAATTTTATATATTCGAACATCCATATTAACGACAGTTCCAAGATCGTATCCTTTAATACTCAACTGCAGTCGTTCCTCTCCGCGCAGTGGTGATAGATTTCTTGCAGATGATCCACCAGCTTCAGTATCTTCTTTTGTTCTAGGCATTGCGTTTTCTAGCAAACCTACACGATCCTCAATAAGTATGGTTCCTATATAACTATTCTGTGCTATGGATTGTGTCAGGCTAAACCCTGTAACCATGGATGTGATATTTACACCCTCACCACCAGGAGGTGTGCCATATGTAAATAGCACAGCTCTATCTATAGTGGCCCTAGATGGGTTATAGTCCTTAGTATTAAGTGCCACCTTTTACTTCCTGACTCTCATTTTTGCAATAAACTCATCTTCAAGCTGACCAATAAAGTCACTATCAAAAAGAAAAATTTCCTTTTTATTTTCATTTATATCATTTTCGAAATCAATAATTCTGTATGGTTTCCATTCCTCTGGAATAATACGTTTAATAATAATTTTACGGCCTGCTTCTGTACGAAGAATAATTCTATCCTCTTTACGAAGATAAATTGTTCTAAATGATTCAGGTGCTAGTTTTACAATATCAACTGCCATTTAGACCTCTTTATAGTAATATAAAATATTTTCATCATTGTCTTGGTCCCTTACCCAATCGACTACATCCTGACCAGTAAGACCAGACTGTTCTGAATATTTTTCAATTAAATAGTTATTGAATGTATATTCATCCATAGGCCACTCGTGATATGGATCAACAATATTATTTGCTAGATAAACAAGCCAAACATAATCAACGGATCCATAGTAAAATAATGCAATATCTTCTGCTCTTTCATTTTCTGCTACGGTATATGGTAAAAACAATAATGGATTTGTAGATACACTTTTTAAAAACTGATTTCGACGTGTAATATCTCTTACCTTTTTTCCTTGGTAATCAATAATTGGAAAATTTTGAAAATAACTAGCCATTAGCCTTGCCCTCCTGCATCCGCTTGTGGCGGAGGAGCAGTAATAGTTTCAGTGGTAACAGCTTCTGCCGCACCTGAATAATCATTTGCCGTATGAATTTCAAGTTCTTGTAATTGAATGCCTAATTGAACTGCTCCAGGTTTACCATCAGTCATAATTGGAATATTACCAGTAGCACCATAATCAACATTAACTGATTGAATCATACATGGCTTAAATCTTGGGAAGTGTGTTTGATCCACACCTAAAAGATGTATTTCAACTACACTCGGATATCTTAAAAATGCTCGACTGATTACCTCTTCGCCGTTGATATTAACACCTTGAGTTTCTGGTAATGCTTTTGTTTTTAAAAAATGCACTATCTGTTTAATAGTTTCAGAATCTGTTTTATCAAAAGGATACAATTCCCATGTAAATTGATGCGATTTAAGATTCACACCTTCAAACGCCAATGTCTCCTTTGGGTTTACCACATTACCAGCATATACACCAACACTACGACCTATATCGCCAGGTAAAAAATTTCTTAATAGATATGAAGCACCAGCTGCGGCATCTCTTAAGCCTATTTGCTGTAATTGTGCTCCAATATCCTCTAGCGATTTTTTAAACCCCTTTGATGCAAAACCAGAACCAACATTTTGCATGAGTGTCGCCATTGAACTGGTAATATTACCTGCGGCGGTTGATATTGCATCTATACTAGCATCGCCAGCGCCAGTTTGGTTAGTCAGATACGAGGCAATTTTCTCAGAAATAAGACTTCTTTCAAATCCGTTTAAACGTAAGTCCGTTTGATCTTGTAATTGTTTTGGAAATGGTAGTTCTATTCCTGCCGAACTATTTAATGCCTTATTAATCTGGCCTTGTGTTTGAAATACTCGTGATGCGCCTAGGATGGGTGTCAGCCCTTCATAGGTTCTTCGGTCCTTGTAGGCATAATCTTTAAATACTAAAAGAATACTGTGAGCCTCGGTGCGATTAGGAAAAGACATAAATTTTCCATCGGATGTGGATCTCTTATGCTGTTCCTTCTTCACCTGCGGTTTTGATGACATATTAGCCTCGTTTTCTATATAAATAGCTTTACAGAGATATTTATACAAAAAAATGTGATTTAGGAATGGCTTATAAAGGAAGGTTTCGACCTAAAAATCCTGGTAAATATAAGGGTGATCCAACAAGAATTATTTACAGATCCTTGTGGGAATTTAAATTTTTTAGATATGTTGATGAGCACCCTGATGTTATATGGTGGCAGTCGGAGGAGGTCGTTGTTCCGTATTTTTCTCCAGTGGATGGAAAACGGCACAGATATTTTCCGGACGTTATTGTAAACAGAAAGATACCAGATGGTACGACCAGGACGATAATGATTGAAATTAAACCATATAAACAAACATTGCCGCCTGATCCGAGGAAGAAAAATAATACTCCTACAGGTAGAATATCTAGGAGATATTTAAACGAGGTAAAAACCTATGGGGTTAATACGGCAAAATGGAAAGCGGCAAGAAATTTTTGTGCTGATAGGGGATGGGAATTTCAGATCATGACAGAAAAAGAACTAGGAATTAAGTAATGGTAGCAAAGGTATTCGATGATATTCTTCTACGGGGCATTCGCTCTGGTCAGGCTCCAGCGCGGTCCGATGAAGCAAGAAAATGGTATCGAACTCAAGCCGCAGATGTTGCAAAGGCAGCAGCAAAAGGTGATAGAATTGTAAGGGAAACAAGTTCCGATAGATTAAAAGCAAAAAGTAGATTTCGTATTGGTAGTATGTACATGTTTGTATACGACCCAAAACATAAGGAAACACTACCATATTATGACAGATTTCCTTTGGTAATTCCAATTGGACCGGCCAAGGATGGATTTTTAGGAATTAATTTTCATTACCTACCACCTAGACTTAGAGCAAAATTAATGGATGCATTGTATGATACAGCAACAAATGATAGATTTGATGAGTCTACCAGATTGAGA